CGACCCAACGCTGACGTATTAGCATTCTCCAAAGCCGAAGTCTTATTCGCCATACCAACACCATCAACCTCAAACGCCCACTCAGTAGCCTTAGGCAAACCCAAAGCCTGATCACCAGCATTCAAATACACACGAGCCTCAACGACCCAAGTAGCCTGAGCGCGGTCATTCTCAGTAGTGTGATTAATAATCTCACAACGCAAATCAGGGTACTGCTCTAAAGCCCTAGCGTGACGTTGCTCAACAGTCTCATAATTTTCTAAATTAAAATTTGCCATTAGTTGTTTCCCTTTCTTCTGTTTGCTTTACGATTCTTACGGCGCACAGCCGCCTTCGCCTTATGTGTAGGCCATATAACCATCAGTTTTCCCTTTCATCTTTAGTACGTTCCATATACACGGCGTGCATCTGGACTTCTTCAGCAACCTTAATCAAATCGCCAATCATCTTTTCATCACGTTCAATCCACTGACATTCAACATCCATGCCAGGGCAAAAGCCTTCAGGGCCTTCCAATCTCAGCTCATACGCAAACAAAGCACGCTCTGCACCAGAAACCAATAATTGCCACTGGACTTGTCTCATATAGTTTGCAGGAACTTTATCTAAAGGCTTTCCACTGGTTTTGTATTCCCCAATAAATCGGTGATCCAAACTGAGGCCATCGGGCGTGGCAAGCATCCACTCATTACCTGCACCCTCAGCACACAACAACCAATCATTAGGCAGTATCCCATAACGTTCTTTCACAACGTGCGCAATATACGCCTCACGCTCGTTACCCCAATCCATAAACCCGTTAGGTTCAACAGGCGTAGGATTCTCAATCTGAGCCAGCACCTCTTTCATGCCAGCAGGGGTAGAAGCCTTAGCAACCTGTGTAGCAGTCACACCTCTGTCACGCGCTGCCAACCAAAGGTCTTTAGTCTGGCTAGAAACAATAAACCGTTCAATCCCAATCATTCGCCAACCTCTTTAGCCATCCCATAATCACGATGAAAAGGTGCAACCCCACCAAGAAGATAAGCCAACGTTTCAACAGTCATAAACGCCACCTGCTTATCAGGAGAAGTCACACCACGCCGTTTAGCAATCACAACACCAATCTCAGCACGAGCATTGATACGTTCAACCTCAGCCTCTTTCAACCATTCAGTGACCTTAAACTGGCCGCCATAGTCTTTCAGCTCAAGTGTTACGTCACCGCCCTGAATAGTTTTTACGTTAGCAATGTCGCCTGTATCTTTAGCACCTGTTCTAACCTTGCGATCAATACGGGTGTCATTGAGTGCGATTTTTAGATAGTCAGCGATTAGCCGTTCAAATGATGAACCAGCTTTTTTAGCTGATGCGCGATTACGTGTCATTAGTTTTCCCTTTCGACATCTTTACTATACATACAGGTAATGACATTGCCAAAACTTTTTTTAATTATTTTGCAAATAAACTTGACAAGTGTATGTACACCAGTAAACTGAATACATAAGCAAGGGCAAATAGCCCGAAGAAAAGGAAACCAAATGTACACCGAAGCAATTGAAACAAAACTACAAAACGTAAGCACCACTAACCTAATGAAAATGCTTTACGAACTAGACGGCCAGATTGCAGAAGCTCGCAAGATTGCACAAGCAACTGATGACTTCCGTGACGTACAAGCAATGAACACAGTTCGCACCGCTGTGATTAACGTTCTTGATATGCATGACGAATCTTTATTTGACAACTACTGTGCAGCAAAGCACGCATAAAGAAAGGGAAACCACTAATGACTGAAGAAAACCAACCCGTACACTACGGCTCAATCAAACACAATTACGAACACTACTCAAAAACCAAACCGCGCCTATCCGATAACTCAATGGCAATGGGCGGCATAGTGTTAGCTGTCATCGTCACATTCCTCACCGTCTTAGCGTTAGTGGTGTCACTATGAGCGCACTGTTTATCGCCCTATGCATCACAACAGCCACACAATCGTTTGTGGGCGGATTTAACGGCATCACCCTACTGCTAGTAATCGCAACTGCTATAACCGGCTGGAAAGCATACAAGCAAGCCTGAACGTGAGAAGCCCCACCAGGGAAACCAATAAACACCTGATGGGGCATGGCCACTTAGAAAGGGGAAGAAGTGACTCCTCTAGTATATAGGAACTCCAGATATGTATAGTTTTTGCGATTATTTATACATAAGAAAACCCCTCACCTGCCGCAGCCACAATGAGGGGTCAAACAGATTAACGCATCCGCTCTTACTCTAGAACTATTCTACTCGCAAGCCTCACACAGAGTAGCCAAAGCAGGATCAGTTGGGCAAGCATAGCCATCTACAATTTCGATTTCATCCATTAGTATTACTCCATTCATGGCACTACAAATAAACCCTAAAAGGGCATCCAACACCAGTGCCTAAGGTGTCAAATTAGAAAGATACAAACGATCAGCAACGGCCAAAACAAATGCAAGCACAGCAACAGCACCGACAGCAAAAGTAATCCAATGGATTTTAGGCGGTTGCCGTTGTTCAAGAAGCGCAAGTTTAGTTTCAATCTCATTGATACGTTTCCAATGCTGGTCAGACGTTTTTGAAAGTTCATCTAACTGTTTCATCATTTGATCTTGCTTTGCCTCTAATCTTGCTATTGCTACAAGAACATCGTTTAATGTTGCGTCAGCCATGGCACTACGATTCAGTGTTAGCTGGTGCGTCTAACTCATCAGTACGCTTAACAGGAGTATTAGCAGTAGGCATAATGTTTAAAACAACAGCAGCCAAACCAAGCCATTGAGCGATTTGCTCACCAGACACAAAACCGTAACCTGCAACAAGCGCACCAACAGCAACCAAAATACGATAAACCCAGCCACGATTCACGGGATCATTAAACCACTTCATTATTTTCTGCCTGCTTCTACTTCTCTTTTAACCTTGTTAAAGAAAGACTGACTAACAGGTGCAGAATAAGAGCCAACCTGATTAGCAAAAGCAACAGCAGCCTCTTGACCAGTAAAATCTAAATAAAAGTTTTCACTAAACAGCAAATAGACAATAGAACCGTCTGGTTCAAATCTATGGCATAACATCATTTTGTTTTCCTCTTTTTTCTTGTTTGAGGGTTTTGGTGGTTCAGGAGAGTTGTTGGGGCGAAGAAAACCATAAATGTTAGACATTGTACGGTTATACCGCCAAACCCAACGTTTAGCACCGGAACCTGCGTTCTGTTCCATTGTAGCAAAACTAGACCCGTTCCAAGACTGTTCAACAATACCAATATGCCCATGGATAGGATCATATTGTGAACTTGGCTTAGTAACAAAAATATCTCCACGCTGTGGATTGTCTGTAACTTTAGTGTAAACGCTAGTTAGTTGTGGATACTTTTCAAAATCAGTCCACCACTGATATGCAGAATTTATATAAGTTCCAGCTAAAGAACCGTTTAAAGTTCCAACATGATATTGATTAGCTAAAGCCACACACTGATCTGCACCATAATTAAAAACTCTAGTTCCGTTTGGTATACCCATAAACTGTTCAAAAGTTAATGGTTGGCAGTTTAAAATTTCGTTACGCATAATAGAAAAACACTAATCTATAATGCAACAATGTGAAAGATTTGTGAGCAAAGCATTATTTTTCTTCTTTCACAGGGTAAGGATTAGCTTCATTGATAGCTTCAACAGCATCAAGCCATTCTTGTTCAGTAGCTTCACCGCGTTGATATTTCATAAACACAGCATCAGAACCGCCAGGTGCAATATATGCAGAATGGCGAGAAAACTTTACCGCATCAAGCTCAGTCTCATATTGAACCTCAGGCCATAATTCCTCAAGTTCCTTTTCAGTAGGTTTAACAAAATCAGACAACCATTCAAGACCAGAATAATCATCACCATTCAAAACCCATTCAGTATTAGGGTACTTTTTTGTAAGAATCAAAGCTATATTCATTATCCAACAACCTCAATAACAGTAATAGTAGAAACAGTACGATAAATAGAAGCTGCGTCAGTGTCAGTATTAGTGCGATTTACATAATGAGTAACAGCACCACCAGCCAAACCCGTACCAATATCTAAACTATAAGTAGTGGAAGAAGTAGTTGCAGGGCTATCCAAAACGTTAAAAGAAACAACATTCTGTTTAAATCCACTAACATTATCGTCAGAAACAACAGTTCTTCTCTGCCTACTACCAGCAGCATCACCAATACCAATCTGTGTAGCACCACGCTTCAAAACAAAAACAGTAGCAGCACTGCTGTTAGCAACAGAAATATCTGCCATAACAAGAATCCTATTATTAGCGTTTTTAGGTGTAATGCTCACAGATAAACCAGTCAAAGCTGTTAAAGAGTTAGCACCAACTGATGCAGAAAAAGAATCAGTTTTAATTGTGCTTTGAACCTGAACAATAGAACCAGTCGTAGAACCAAACTGCTTCCATGCAGCACCATTAAAAACTTCTAAAGCATCCGTATTTGAAAGATAAGAAACCATCCCCTCAGTTGGGGAGCTAATTGCGGTGCCACGAGCAGTAGAATCAGCAAACGTCATTACCGCCTGATCCATAAGAAAATCTTGAACATCAGCAGCAGTCAAAACCGTATTAGTTACGAAAGTTTTACGCCCACCCATAGTTACTCCTAATATCCTAAAAGATTAACATCAAGCACACCAAAAGTTGCACTATCTAAAACAAAATAATCTACTGGAACTGGCGAAAAACTGTAAACAGTTTCCCAACTATCAGGCGTTATATTGTGACTAATGCCCTCAAGTAAAAGTTCCTTACTAATAACAGTACCAACATTTTGAGGCCTACGCTTAACAGTTACACGAGTACCAATCTCATCCCCAATAACAGCAGGATATAAAGAAGCAGGTAAACCGCGTGCATTAACCGTCATAGAATTAATACGCAAAGAAGGGTCTTTATATGTGCTAACTTGTGCAACTGATAAATCTTGGCTGAAACGGTCATTGTTTGTAATTAAATTAGAAACATTACTAGCTCTAATAAAATACTGACCCTGTGAAACAACGTCATCAGAACTAAACGATCCACCATTAACACGTGAAACAGTTACACGGTTAGTTATCAAACGATCATTATATTCAAACTGCAAATCCGTATAAGGAAGCTCAGAACCAGAATCACCATAAATGCGTTGAGAAGTGTTATAAGTAGAAACAGTATTAATTGACTGGCGAGAAATAAACCTAGCCTTGCCATCACGGTCAATAAACAAACGACCCTGCTCTGCCGCCTCACATTCTTTCAAAGCAGCTAACAAAGTTTTGTTAGTAGAATTAATGCCCTGAACAGTAGAATTACCTGTGGTTAAAGAAGAACCATCAGACATCCAACGAGCCATAGTTAAAAGTTTTGTAATTCTTGCGCTAGTAGTTTCACCAGCAGCAAAAATCCCCAAACCCGTTTGATAGTGTGCAGTGTTTTCTGCCGCAGTCAAAGTCTTTTTATGTAAAACAATTTCATCAATAATCCCAACAAAAGGTGAAGCAAAATTGTCAGAAGATAACTGATTCATAGGCAGACCAAAAGTGTCAGGCCCGCTGTAATCATCAACCCATGTTGCACCAGAAACAGAGCTAGTGTTTACGTCATCAACTTTTGGTAGTACGGCAGGTGCTTCAAAAGCACCATAAAGAGGAACAGTTATATGATGAGGCTCACCATCATTAACCACCACGGTACTTGTAAAAATGCCCACCAGATTAGGGCTAGAAATAGTACCACGCCAAATTTTGATAGTACCAACACCGCCAGAAACAACCATGCCAACACCAATAACGATTTCACCAGTATCAACCTTAGCGATACCGTAAGTGCCGTCAGCAGTTGTTTCAGTAGAAATCCATAATTCCAAAGTGCGCCTATAAGTGGCAGGGATAGTATCTGCTTTAGTTAGACGTGGATAAAAAACCAGTCCACGAGTACCATCAAACTTTGCGGCAGTATCAGGAACATTTACTAAAAGACTAGGTGCAGATTCACTAACCGAAGAAACACCGCCAGTAGTGACCCAAGATAAACCAGTAACAGCCTTTTGAGTATCAAGTGCAAGAGAAACACCAGCACCCTCACTCAACTTAAACCAGTTAAAAGGTGCATCCTGACCAATTTGATAATCCCAATATGAAGGCAAATTCAGCAGGTTAAAAATTTTGAAAGCATCAGAAGCAGAAACAACAGCAACAGAATCAGCAGGATAAACATATTGTTGCTCCCAAGAATCAACAAAACCAAAGAAAAGATTAGTTGTGGCACCAGCACCATATTGTGCGCGAATACGAATAGGTCTACCAGGAGTCAAACGACCAAAATAAGGCCCAGCAGCATACTCACTATCAAACCTACGATCACGGCTAGAAAGTGTCACCTGAGCTGAACCGGTAGAAAACTCATCTAGTTCACTATTGCGCCCACGTGTAGTAGAAACATCACGAACATAAGATGTTACGTCAGTCCACACAATGTCTGTTAGTGCGCCACCTAATGGAACTTGGTTGCTTCCTGATGTTGTAGAGAAACCTATTTCTACAGTGAAAACTACTCCGTCACCGATTACTGCTGTCATGGTTGTAGTACCGTAACCCCTCTACGGTTAGCGCGTGAGATGGCGTCTATGACTACGCGTTCTATTGCTGCTGGGTCGCCAGCTACTGTGTTTATGTTAACAACGATACCGCCACCGCCACGCTTACCCACAATGTCATCAAAACGATCCAACGGAATAACAGCCTCAGCCTGACCACCCTCACCAATCGTAGCTAACGTGCCACCCATACGAGCAGGAACAATACCACCCTCAGCAAGCTTCAACCCACCAGGCTGATAAGGTCTAATGCCAGGAGCAGCAGGAATCATGCCACCAATAATAGGCAAACCGCGCAAAGCATCACGCCACGCATTCCACTTTTGAGTATTAGTAGTCAAGCTACCATCAAGAATAGTGAGCATATCCCTAACAGCCTGACCCAAATCAGCCATTAACTGCAACTGACCCGTAACAGGAGACATATAACCGGCAACCTTAGCCCACTCAGAAGCATTTTCCTCACCAGCAATAGAAGCCAACATATCGTTAAAAGCATCAGTAGCAAGAGTTGCAAAGAAAGCCAAATCGTCAATAACGCGAATTAGATTAATGATGGGCCCTTGTGCGTTACCAGCACCAGAAGTTACAAGCCCTAAAGCGGAAGCAGCAAAACCTAAAACACTAGTCAAAGCCGGCAAAGTCTCAGCAAGCAAAGTTTGGAAAACTGGGCCAAGCTCAAACAGAGCATCAAAAATGTTACGGAACTCAGCGGCCATATTTGCCTGAAAAGCAATAAACTCAGGATCAACAAGAAGCTCATCCATAAACTGAGTAATTTGAGGCAACACATCATTAAGTAATGGAATTAGAGAAACAGCAACAGACTCACCCAATGTTCCGAAAGAGTTTTTAACCTTTTCAATCTGACCAGCAGTAGTGTTACCAAACGCCTCAGCAGACCCACCAAACTGCTTTTCTAACTCAGCAAGAATAATAGTTTGCGCACCAGCAGTATCACCCAGCTCAACCAGAGACTTAATAGTGTCTTTTTGACTATCCGTAAACTGAATACCTGCACGAGACAGAGCAGACAAACCGGCAATAGGGTCATTCAGTGCTTTACCAACCAGCATGGCGCTGGACTGCATATCTTTACCCAAAGCAACCGAAAGGTTAAGTGCCGCCTTAGTAGCCTCATCAAACTGATCGCCTTTAATTTGAGTAAAGGTAAGAAGCATATTCTGACCCTGCTGAATAACTTCAGTCTCAATACCAGTCAGTTTTTCAAGAGAATCATTTAAACTATTAATCTGTTTGATAGTTCTACCAGCAGCAGAACCAGTAGATTTAATAGCAGCCTCTGTCTGAGCGTTAAGCTTTTCAATTTCCATCAACTGTTTAGCAGAAGAAACAACCCACGCCGCACCAACAGCAGCAACCGCGGCAGCAGCTACACCAGCAACAGCCCCAAACTTTTTAAGCCCAGACATAGCATCATTAACACCCTTGTCATTAAACTTAGAAACAATAGGCAGTGATATAGCCATTAGTTCAACTCCCTATTTACTTTGTCAGTCCAACGATTAATAATGTTTGTTGCACTATCCACAACCTGAGCGCGTGCAGCCTTAAACGGTTTATAAAAAATACGCCCACCATTAGGCCAAGATGGAAACTGTTTTTGAATCTGGTCATAAAGTGCGCGACCCTGAGGGCTAATACCAGGATTCTTACGCCCAATCATATCTAACACAAACGGTGTAGCAGTCTTATAGTTCATAGACAAAGACACAAGGTTGTTTGCACCAGCGCCCTTACGAGACTTACCAGGTGTAACCTTTACGGTTCCAGAAACCCTATCCCAACCCCAACGCCCATAAGTCTGCTCAAAACCACTTAGAGTAGGCCCACTAGGATACTTAGCAGCAATAGCCTTAGCAAGAGGATTCATGTCAGAACGTAACTCTTGACGTAACTCTTTAACAAGATCAGGGTCAATGTTGCGCAAGACACGAAAAGTGCGCGAAACATCATCAGCATTCAACTGCATTTCAAAATTCACGGCACACTCCTTAGCTACTATTCTACCGCTTATTCATAGCATTGATACGAGCTACAAGATAACGCTGTAAAGTCCACAACATACGTGGCTCAAGCTCAAGAAGTTCCCTAGGGGAAATCTTATATTCAAAAGCAAGCTGGGCAATCATCCAATGTGTAGATGAATCACCTAACCCCTTTATGCTTTTGGGTCAGATTCCCCAACCATGCTCACAGTTTCAGACCAATCCTCAAACTCAA